CCTGCCGAGCCGGAAGCCGCCACCGAGGGTAGTGAGAATGAAGGCGTGAAAGCCGTTGCGCGAATGCTACAGGGTGCGGCCGACGTTTTTTCTGGCATCGCTGGCGCTGATGAGGTGGTACTGGATGAGCAGGTCTATGACCCGCCCCTGCAGGTCTACGACACCGACAACACCACTCTGGATGAGGCGCTGGCGCAGCTGAAAGAGCTGACCGCCGAAATTGACCGCCCAGCCAATCTGATTGATCTGATCATGTTTAACCGCCGTGGCGCTGCCGTGGTGCGCAACGCTGCGCCGGTGGCCGCTGCGCTGATGGAATCGAGTGCTAATGCACTTGAGCGGGCTTACTGCCAGCAGTGAGGGCACCCAGCGGCGGGGAATTGCGCCGACCGGTATCAGCTGTGAGTGACCGGGCATGGAATAACCGCAGCAGCAGAGCGATGGCTTACTCCTTTGGGCCTCACGGCACGCCAGGCGCTCTCCTGAAAGGACGGGGTAATACAGCTGCAGTGGGGCAGCGCCCTGGATGAGTAGGGTCGCGGACAGCCCGGAAAGACGGGCACACGAATGCTCTAGTTGTGGGCGCGTTGTACCGCTGGCAGATCGGTGCCCCAGACAATCTGCAAGCCCGGGTTTACTTGTTTTCCCCATAGCCGGTGTCCCTCTCGCCGGTGGCGACAGAGAGAGGGCAACTGAGAGTGGTCTGCACGTTCGCGTGATGGGCGGCTTAAGTGGAGCCGGTAAGTGACCAGTCCTACCAGCCAGACCACTCTCAGTTGTACCAGAAGACAGCCGTGCAACGGCTCCCGGTGGAACATTCGCGTCATCCAATACCCGGGGCGGTGCAACACAGCAGTGCGGAAAGTTACGGGGCCAAGGGCCGCACCCTGAGGACGCCCCAGCTAACAGGCAAAAGAAAACCCCGACGCTGATATGGCTGGGCAGCCGCGACGGGGTTAACTCAAAACGAGGGTTGATGATGCCGCAAATTATGAAGATTGACAACCTGAAGATTCGCACAGATGAGGAAGGCCGCTTTTGCCTGAATGATCTGCATAAGGCTGCGGGTAATGAGAAGCGCCACGCGCCCAGTTACTGGCTGAACAACCAGCAAACCAAAGAGCTGATCGATGAATTGGAAACTACCGGAATTCCGGTAGTAACGGCCGGGGGGCGAAAGGGCGGTACATATGTCTGCAAAGAACTGGTGTATGCCTATGCCATGTGGATCAGTGCAGCGTTTCACCTGAAAGTGATTCGAGCCTATGACGCACTGATCAACAACCAGGTCGAACTGGCACAACAACAGGTGCAGCGCGAACGTGCCCGTCTGGAGTCGCGTTATCTGAACGACGCCGTGAAGTTCAATCGCCTGGATAACGGCCGGCCGGTCAGGCATTACCACTTTTCCAATGAGTATGACCTGATCAACCGCATTGCGCTGGGTTGTACTGCCAAGCAGTTCCGTGCCCGTCACGATCTGGCACCCAATGAGTCGGTGCGTGACTACCTGAGTCCGCTGGAGATGCAGTGCATTACTCACCTGCAGAACATCGATACCGGCCTGATTGAAGCCGGTATGACGTTTGAGCAGCGCAAGAAGCGGCTTTCCCGAATTTATATGCAGCGATACGCAGCCCGCCTGTGCGCTGAAGTTGAGCGGCTGGAGGCCTGATCGGGATGCAGTACACCCTTTCCATTAACCAAACAAAAGCGCTTGAGTGGGGCCTGAACGCCCAGCAGGCGCTGTTGTTCTCGTTTGTGTACGAGTGCCCCAGCTGGTGCAAAGCGGTCACAAAGGACGATGCGGTGTTCTACGCGCTCAGCAAGCAGAAGATCGTTGATGAACTGCCCTTGCTGACCGACAAGATCGACACGGCATACCGCTTGCTTAAGCAGCTGGCAGCCAAGGGCATGATTGAGTTGTCGCATACCAGCAGCATCACGTTGGTGCGCCTGACAGACATCGGCAAGACCTGGAATCATGATCACAAAGGGTCGGAAAAATATCCGAGCAAGGGTCGGAAAAATATCCGAGGCAAGGTCGGAAAAATATCCGAGCAGGGTCGGAAAAAAATCCGTGAAGGGTCGGAAAATTCTCCGACAAATCAAGATACCAGTAATCAAGATACCAGTAATCCTGTTGATGACGCTGGCGCGTCCAGCGGCACGCAGGCGGTCGATTGCGTTGATCTGCATGTCGACGACACCGATGTCGTCGAGACCGATTACGGCACAATCCCAGCAGCCGAGACCGAAGATCCGTTCCTGTCCAACCTGTTCAGACCTGAAGCCCGCGAGACGTTGCCAGCCGTGCCAGCGCCAGCCCAGAGTCGGGAACGCTTCGCCATGCACTTCGAGTGGGTGCCCAGCGAGTGGTTCGCCGAGCGATGCCGCACCAGCGGTGTGAACCTGACCCGCCTTGAGCCTGAGCAGCAGGAATCGATCCTTGGTGAGTTCCGCAGCTACTGGGAGGCTCGGGGCGATTCGGCTACTCAGGCGCAGTGGGAACACAAACTCCTGAACCAGTTGCAGCGCGTTGCCGCCAAGGCAGCTGGCCAGCAGCCGTTCGGCCCTGCCACTCCCCAGCAGAAACGTGCAGCCGTGTCATCGCTGGTGATGGATGGCGTCATGAACCCCGACAGCGACTGGTGACCGGCATGCGTACTCCACACCACAGCCAGTTTGTGAAAGAGATTCAGCGGATCGGTGGCGGCAAGTATCACCTGTTCGATCTGTTCCGAGACTTCTGCGAGCTGGCGGCCCTGAGCCTGGTGAATGCTGCGGATCGACGGGAGCACGTTTGGCAGCAGCGTGAAGACCGATATCTGCGCACCATCAACCGGTATGACGATCCTGCTGACCGTGACGCCATGGCCCACTTGCTGGCGCATGTGATCAACGGGCTGGACGCTGAGCTGTGCGACTTCATGGGCGAGGTGTTTGGCGAGATGGAGCAGCACAACGCGGCACAGGGCCAGTTTTTTACGCCGTTTGATGTCTCCTACGCCATTGCCTTGATCACCCTGGGTGGACGTGCCCCAGAGCTTGAGCGCCAGCCGTTCATCCGCGTGCAGGAGCCGAGCGTCGGCAGTGGCGGCATGGTGCTGGCGTTCGCCAAGGCGATGCGGCAGGCCGGATACAACCCGCAGACTCAGTTGCATGTGGTTGGTGTGGATGTTGATAGCCGGGCTGTTCACATGGCTTACATCCAGCTGGCGTTGGCCGGCATCCCGGCTGTGCTCTATGTCGGCAATACGCTGACGATGGAGATTCGCGAAGAGTGGAAAACGCCAATGCATATCATGGGCGGCTGGGATTTCAGGTTGCAGCATCAACCGCAGGCGCAGCAGCCTGTGATCATGGACACCACTGGCCTGAAGCAGGCTGATATTTTCGGAGAGGTGGCAGCGTGAGCTGGGAACAGACACGGATCATCAACGACCAGCAGCAGGCGCTGAAAAAGGCACATGCGGCGCTGGCCGATCAGGCAGAACACACACGCCAGCTGATCATGGAGTTCGCCAACGCGATTGGTCAGGCCTGTGAGCAGATCGAGCGCGGGTATCCGCACTGTGCAGCCAATCGCCTGCGCCAGCTGCACACCGAAATCATGAAGGAGAGTCGCAATGACGGTCATCACTGATGGACTGATCACGGAACTGGACCGCGTGACCCTGATCACAGCCACGCTGGAGTGCTGGAATCCGGTCACCATTCGCTGCATGACTGCGATGGCGCTGAAGCTGGGTGTTAGCCGTGAGTCGCTGGCGCAAGCGGCTGACGGCATAGACCAGGGCGCCTTGATGGAGACAGGCCCGGCGGTTGAGGTGAGGGGGTATCTGAGTGAGTGCGGCTGAGAATGTGGTTCACGGCATCGATGTGGTGGCGCTGGTGAAGTATCTGAGGACGCTCGAGACACCGCACAGCCGAAAGCAGGCGTTTATGTGGGAGACAAAGCGGCTGTCGCCCATGAGTCGGTCTGAGGTCGAGAAGGCCATGCGGGCAGAGTGGGAGAGGACAAACAAGTGACTGATTTGGTGATTGGGATCGATCCTGATCTGGATAAGAGCGGGGTGGGTGTGGCGGTTGATGGCCGTCTGGCAGACCTGCGTTCGATGGACCTGTTTGATCTATGTCTGTTCATTGATGAGCAGCATGCACTGGGCGCGACGTTTGTGGTTGAGGATGTGGAATCGATGCGGCCGACATTTCCGCGGGCCCTGAAGCAGGGAAACCGGCAGGCGCAGATCTCGAAGATCAGCCAGAACGTGGGGCAGGTGAAGGCAATCGCGCGGGTGGTGCGCAAGTATCTGGATCGGGTAGGGGCTGACTATGTGATGGTGCAGCCTCTCACGGGTAATGGCCGGTACCGTGACTCGAACGGCCAAGTGCGCCTGTACCGGATCAAAGCGACCAAAGATGATGCCGAGCTGTTTAACCAGGTAACCGGATGGACAGGCAAGAGTAATGAGGACAAGCGCGATGCGGCCATGCTGGCGCTGTATGGATTGAGGAATGCTCCATGCGTAAACCGAAGCTGAAGAACCGGCCCATCAAGATTGAGAAGCCAACCGGCGAGCGCTGCAAGTCTTGTTTCGGTACTGGCGTGATTCGTGGTGCGGTGTCTGAGTACCACTGCGGCGAGTGTGGGGGGCTCGGTTTGGTTTCTACGGATCAGGACTATTTCGCCGATCTGGCGGATGCACTGGCCAGCGCGTTGATCGTGGCAAGGCGAGAACTGGCCGAGCAACAGAGGATTATCAGCCAGCTGCAGGGCTCTCGCTCTATTGGCAGCAGAATCGACTGAGTAAGGGGTGTGCGGATGGCGATCGACAAGGAAATGCGCAAACGGATCGACAACCTGCTGGCGGTATATCTGAACCACCTGGAGCAGCATCAGGCAGGCTGGCACTCGGAGAACGATCTGCAGCGGCTGGCTGACTACAAGGGCGATTTGCCCCCGCCGTCCGGATTTGATCGATCCAATGCGTTCATGATCGGTGCGCTGGGTATGACACGGGAGCAGCATGCTCAGCTGGTGTTGGTTCAACACATGATTGGGAAGCCGCAGCCATGTGGTGAGTGTGGGGTCGGTAATGAAGTGCGCTGTTCCAGCTGTTCAGGCCTGAGAGTGAAGTTGGTAAAGGGTATTCTCAAGCAGGAGCACGCGATGACGCTGCTGGCTGATCGGTATTGGTCAAAGGATCCTGCTCATGAGGTGTGTGGGCGGTTGAATCTGACCATAAAGCAGTATGAGGGAAGGCTGGCGAAAGCTCGAGATGAGATGGGTCGAGAGCTTGGGTATTACGACCAAGTAAGGGCTTTGGTGATCAAGGCGGAGAGGATAGCGCTGACATGATGTGTCAGCACTTTGTCTTGATAATCTCGTCAACACTTGTCTGAATACTGTGTCTTCTGAGCCAGGCTGCAAACATGTCTTGAGTAGTGTTTCCTGAGGCTAGTCCTTCGAAGGTATCTATACCGTCTTGAGTTGTGATCTGCAGGAACCATCCGTTGAGCAGCAAGGTTTGAAGCACTACGAGCGCAGCGGTTCGCTTGTTAGCGTTTAAGAAAGCGTGAGCTTTTGTTACACCGTATCCAATCGCAGCAACAATTTTAAAAATATCGTCTGTTTGCTCGTAGTAGTGAACAAATTGCCCACGCTGAAGTGCGGACTCAAGTTTTCCAAGGTCAACTCCGATCGGCTCATCAGGAGTATGCAGTTTTATGACACGCTCGTTGATATCAACAACTGTCTCGACCGTGAGATAGCGTATTTCCATTAACGCTGTTCCTGAGAGTTAAACCTTGGCAAGTCCCTTAAGCATTTCGAAGTAATGTTGGTTTACAAAATCATCAACAATTTGCTCAACGTTTGGGGCAGTCTGTGGGTGAGCGACGCACTCTTTATCATCAAGCGCCACAACTCTTGCAGAAGTAACAGCTGCTTCAAGTTCATGAAGTACGCACTCTTCCTGAGCGATAGCTGGGTAGGCCATATTTCCTCCCTATATTTTTCAATGCTTTACAGGCATATTGCTATATCCGGCGCATTTTAAAGCATTCCGGTGGATCGGCATTATATAAGCCGTCCTCTTATTTGTCGCCCATTTCGGGGCTAAGTGCAATTGATTTACACTATAGTGATCGTAGTTGAAGTTTAATAACTGTAAAAAAATACAGCTTTTCCCTTGAATTTCAGGGGGAAGAAAGCTACTGTTTAGTCATGCTGGTCGCAGTGACCGCAAACGAATTCAAGGCCTCGCAATCGCGGGGCTTTTTCATTTCTACTCCACGCCAAGACCCACCAGTACCATGCAGAAGAAAACATGGCTTGCCATCGCGTTGACAGCAGTGGCGGGCTTTGAGGGCCTGCGTACGACTGCTTACATTGATCCGGTTGGCATCCCGACCATTTGCTTTGGTCACACAGCTGGCGTTCAGATCGGCGATCAGAAGACTGTTGATGAGTGCGAAGCTCTGCTGACTGATGAGGTAGTGGATTTTGGCCTGCAGGTGAGCAACCGCGCCAAGGTGCCTCTGTCTCATCCGGAGCAGGCTGCGTACACAAGCTTTGCCTACAACGTGGGTATCGGCGCTTTCGAGCAGAGTACGCTGCTGCGCAAGCTGAATGCAGGGGATCGGGTGGGTGCATGTAATGAGCTGTCCCGGTGGGTCTATGCCAAAGGGATCAAACTACCAGGGCTGGTGAAGCGCCGCGCAGCAGAGCGTGAGTTGTGTTTGTCAGGTCTGAGCAATGCGCACACATCAAGATAAGGAGCGACGCGTGAACCTCGACCAGCACACCGACATTGCACAACGGGTGGCTGCAGGCCTGACGTACACGGTATCTGGCGGACTTGTTTTGGGTGATGCCCTGCAGTGGCTGAACAACAACGCAGGCGCTGTGGGCGCGATCATGGCCATGCTGACCTTTGGTGTGAACTGGTACTACCAGCACAAGCGCAACAGGGAAAAGTGATGCCTGCCCGTCTGTTGATCATGCTCGCTGTGGTGGGGCTGGTGTCTGGTCTGATCTGGTCACTGATGACTATCGGTGAACTCAAGGCCGAGGCCCGTCAGTCCGAGAAGGCCATCATCCACCTGAACCAGACTATCCGGGAGGAGCGCGCACGCTATGAGCAGACTGACCGCATGCTGGCAGAAACAGCAAAGCACCGAGCAATCGCGTCTCGCAGAGCTGGAGAGCTGGCTGATCAGCTTCGCGGCCTCAATAGCACTGATGCCTGTGTTGATACTCGCATTGGCGCTGATACTGCTGAGCGGGTGCGCCAATACCGAACCAGCCCCCCGCTATCTGAGGGAGCCGGTGCCGCAGACGTGGACTGATACGTTTACACCACCCCTGCTGAACGGCACGTACGGCGATTACATGGCGCAGTGTGAACTGATCATCCAGCAGTGCAATGCAGACCGGGAAAGCGTCAGGCGGTGGTCTGATGAGGCGAGCGAGGAGGTTGAAGAGTGATCTGGCCTATCTATCGAATATACGAGGCGAGCGCCCGGACCAATGCTCGAATCGCTCTCGCCTGGTTGAACCTATATGCCAAGTAAGCCACCACGCCCCTGCAGAACACCTGCCTGTGGCAACAAGACAACGGCCAGTCATGGCTACTGTGAAGAACATGAGCATCTGCATAAGCCTTGGGCAACGCGCAAAGGATCGGGCCGAGGCGGTCGGCCATGGCGACGTAAGCGCGATGCAGTAATGCGACGTGACAAAGGACTGTGCCAACCTTGTCTGAAGAACAACCGAGTGACACCGGCAACGCAGGTTGACCACATCATCCCGAAGGCTGAAGGCGGCACGGATGCAGACAGCAACCTTCAGGCGATCTGCAAGGCCTGCCACGACCTGAAGACGCAGGCTGAGGCGAAGCGAGCGCAGCAGGGGTAGGGGGATCAAATCCCTACAACTTTGCCGCTCGGACACCGCCGCCCAAGTCATTTTTTTACAGCCGCGAAATATGAAAATCGATACCGGCGCGATTGGAGGGTGACATGGCAGGTACTTCGCTCAGTGGCCGCAAGCCCAAACCAACCCGTCTTAAACTGCTCCAGGGTAATCCTGGCAAGCGCAAGCTGAACGGTGATGAGCCAATAGCTGAATCCCTGAGCGCTGTTCCGCCTGCTCCCGATTGGATGCACGAACGAGCCGTCGCTGTATGGGATAACGCCGCGGCCTGGTTGGTCGGTGCCAAGATTCTGACCCATCAGGATCTGCACAACCTTGAAGCGTTTTGCATGGCGTATGCCCGCTGGCGCGATGCGCAGGACCATGTAACCACCAACGGCGCGGTGCTCGAAAATCCGAACACCGGTGCCCTTTACAAGAACCCAGCTCTCACCGTGATCAACGAAGCGAACCGTCAGATGGTTGTGTTTGGTTCAGCCCTTGGCCTGGACCCGGCAAGCCGATCCCGACTGGCTGCGCCAGGCGGTGAAGAAGCGGGGAACCCATTCGCCGATCTGCTCGGCAAGAAGCGGGGCGGGAAGTGATGAGACTCCATGGCCAGTTACCCGAACGTCAATGCCGCGAACAAGTATGCGCGGGACATCGTTGCTGGCCGAATTGCTGCATGCAAGGAGGTGCGGCAGGCGTGTAAGCGCCACCTCGATGACCTGAAGGCATCAAAGAAGCGCAGCTACCCGTATACCTTCGACAAGGATGAAGCCGAGAAGTCCTGCGTATTCGTTCAGCTGCTACCTCACACAAAGGGTCAGTGGGCCCGCGAACGAAAGCTGATCGAACTGGAGCCCTGGCAGAAGTTCATCTTCTGCTGTGTGTTTGGATGGGTGAAGAAGAAAGACGGCCTGCGCCGTTTCTCTGAGGCCTATTGCGAGATCCCGCGAAAGAACGGCAAGTCCGTGATTGCCGCTGGCGTTGGCATCTACATGCTCTGCGCAGATGGCGAATACGGTGCCGAGGTCTACTGTGGCGCGACCACAGAGAAACAGGCATGGGAGGTATTTCGCCCGGCTAAGTTGATGCTCGAGAAAACGCCAGCGCTGACCAACGCAGCCGGCATCGAGATCATGGCCAAGAACATCAGCATCCCCGCTGATGGCAGCCGGTTTGAACCACTTATTGGCAACCCGGGTGACGGTAGCTCACCCAGCTGCGCACTGGTGGACGAGTACCACGAACACGACAGCCCCGAGCTGTACGAAACCATGGTCACCGGCATGGGCGCCCGAGAGCAGGGCCTGATGTTCATTATCACGACAGCAGGCTTCAACCTCGCCGGCCCCTGCTACGACAAGCGCCGACAGGCCCAGCAGATGCTGGACGATGTGATGCCGAACGATGAACTGTTCGCCATCATCTACACCATCGATGCTGATGATAACTGGCAAGACCCGGCCACACTGCGCAAGGCCAACCCGAACTTCGGCGTATCCGTCAGCGAAGAGTATCTACTCAAGCAGCAGCGCGACGCCATCCGGTACCCTAGCCGGACCAATGCGTTTCTGACCAAGCACCTGAACGTATGGGTATCGGCCCGCACCGCCTGGCTCAACATGGCCGACTGGCATGCCTGCGGAAATCCAGAGCTCACGCTCGATCAGATGGAAGGTCGCGATTGCTGGCTGGGTGTCGACTTGGCGAGCAAGACCGACATTGCCAGTATCGCGCTGCTGTTCAGAGATAAAGACGAAAACGGCCGCGACCGGTGGATTGTGTTCACCCGCAACTACCTGCCGGAAGGCGCAATCGAGCGCGCAGGCAACAATCGCGCCGCTTACGAAGCCTGGCAAAACGCCGGTCATCTGGTCGTCACCGACGGAGAAGAGATCGACTTCGACCAGATCCGTGAAGAGATCCGGGACCTGGCGGCCATGTTCCAGATTAACGAAATCGCCTACGACCCATGGCGCGCCACCCAGCTGGCCCACCAGCTGATGAAAGACGGCGCCGAGATCGTGGAATATCGCAACACCGTGCAGAACATGAGCCCGCCCATGCGAGAGATGGAAGCAGCGATCACCGGTAAGCGCTTCATTCACTCCGATGATCCGGTACTCACCTGGATGGCCAGCAACGTCACTGCCAAGTCAGACGCCAAGGACAACATCTACCCGCGCAAAGAGCGCAACGAAAACAAGATCGACGGCATCATCGCCATCCTCATGGCGCTGGGTCGGGCCATGAACGCTGATCACGAAGCGCCAAAAGAATCCATTTACGACACAAGCGAGGTCGCATGCTGACAGCTCTCATCTTCATTCTGGGCCTGATTGGTGCCGGCCTGTGCGCGTTCGGTGCCTGGCTGGTTTTCCCGCCGGCGGGCTTCATCGTGGCCGGGGTTCTGCTACTAGCGACCTCGTTCATGTACGCCCGTGCACAGGCATATGCCCAGTTCATCCGGACGCACACCGATAAGGCTGAAGACTGATGTTTTTCCCCGGACTCTTTGCCAGCACCCGCGCAGATGGAATCTCGGCTGCACCGGCCCAGAACTTCACCCAGTGGGTAAGTTCTATGGGTGGACGCCAGACATCAGCAGGCACCATGGTCAACACCAAAACGGCTCTTGCGGTGAGTGCGGTGCGTGCCTGCGTCACACTGCTGGCCGAGTCGCTGGCGCAACTGCCCTGTGAGCTTTACCGCCGTGACGAAAACGGCGGCCGCACCAGGGCAACCGATCACCCAGTGTATGACCTGATCCACTCAGCACCAAACCGCAAAGACACCTCGTTCGAATACTACGAACAGGCGCAGGGCTGCCTGGGGCTGGAGGGCAACCACTATGCGCTGATTGAGCGTGACGGCGCTGGCTACCCAATTGAACTGATCCCGGTACACCCGAAGAAGGTACAGGTGCTAAAGGGTACGGATGGCATGCCGTACTACCACCTGGCCGACTTGGGTGAAACGCTGCCCATGCACATGGTTCACCACATCAAGTACTTCAGCCTTGATGGCTATGTGGGTCTCTCCCCAATCGATACCAATGCAGATGCAATCGGTCTGGCGTTGGCTACCGAGCAACATGCCGGCGCCGTTTTCCAGCGCGGCGCTACCATGTCGGGCGTAATCGAAAGACCTAAAGAATCGACACCGATTGCAGATCAGGCCGCCATCGACCGCCTGCTGAGCAAGTTCGCCGAGCGCCATGCAGGCCTGCGTAACATGTTCTCAGTCGCGCTGCTTCAGGAAGGCATGACCTACCGGCAGCTGGCCATGGACAACGAAAAAGCCCAGCTGCTGGAGTCCCGCAACTTCGGCGTCAACGAAGTGTGCCGGCTGTACAAGATCCCGCCGCACATGATTCAGCAGCTCGACAAAGCCACGTTCAGCAACATCGAACACATGGGCCTGCAGTTTGTCATCTACACCCTGCTGGCTTGGGTGAAGCGGCATGAAGCCGCCATGATGCGCGACTTGTTGCTGCCGGCCGAGCGCAAAAACCACTACATCGAATTCAACGTCAGTGGCTTACTGCGCGGTGATCAGAAGTCCCGCTACGAAGCCTACGCCATAGGCCGTAACTGGGGATGGCTGTCGGTCAACGATATCCGCCGTCTCGAAAACATGCCGCCGATCCCGGGCGGTGAGCGCTACCTGACACCGCTCAATATGGTCGATTCAGCCCAAATGCAGCAGTCATTCGAAGCCACCCCCGAACAGATGAAAGACATCGAGGAGATCCTATGTCGCACTTGATCAACTACCCGCATATCGCCTCGATGGTGTTCAACACCCCGCTGTATGCTGACCCCACTCTGGTGCGTGCGATCAAGGCAGTGCTCGAGCCTCGCCTGTTGGGTCGAATGGAAAGCGCACCGTCCAGTCTTGGTTTGGCACAAAGTCAGCCGGCAGTGGAAGCCAATAGCAACCATGAGGACCGCTATACCCGCAGCCTAACCATCGCAGGAAAACTCGCGGTCATCTCAGTGCATGGTGTGCTGGTGCCGCGCCGTGGCGTTATCACCGCATCCTGTGAAGAGCTGATCAGCTACGAATACCTGCGCGGCCAGATCACCGCAGCCCTGCGCCATGAACTGGTAGAAGAGATCGTTCTCGACTTCCACACCGGTGGCGGCTCCGCCATGGGCTGTAAGGAAATGGCCGACTTCATCCGAGCCAGCACCCAGATCAAACCGATCACCGCCATTATCAACTTCGCAGCGTACTCGGCCGGGTACTTCTTGGCCTCCGCCTGCAGCAAGATCATCTGCAGCCCGACCGGTGGTGTCGGTTCCGTGGGCGTGATCATTGAGACATTCGAGGTCAGCAAATGGGAAGAAGAAGTGGGTATCAAATACAACACCTTCTACCGCGGCGGCCACAAGAACGACTGCTCACCGCACGAACCCATTACGGATCAAGCCGTGGCCGAAATCGATAAACGCCTCGACAAAGCCTATGCCATCTTCACCGGCTCGGTTGCCGAATACCGGGGCTTGGATGTGCAGGCCGTCATTGAAACAGAAGCCCGGCTGTTTGACCCAGAAGAGGCCCTTCAGCTCAGACTGATCGATGAGATTGCCCCGGCACAGGACGCCATTAACGCAATCGCCCAGCGATACAAATCAACCCCTACGCGCAGTATTCGGGCACAGGCCCGCGCGTACGACACAGCTTGCAAGATCTAGCCACGCGGCGGATCTGTACCAAACAGGCGGCCACTCGGTCGCCTTTTTTATAACCAGCAATGACAGGTGACACCTATGAACATCATCGAACTCCGCCGCAAACGCGCTGATATCAACGCATCCATCCAGGTGCTGGCGCAGGCAGAACAGGAAAACGGCGAACTGACGGCGGAACAGCTGCAGCAGTTTGAGCAGCTGACCACCGAGTTTGATCAGCTGAGTGCCCAAATCACTCGCCTCGAAACCGCTGAAAAAGCGCAGGCGGCAGTGGCAGCGCCGGTGGGCTCTTACAACGGTGGACAGGCCCCGGCGGTTCACGCCAAGGCAGAACTGAAGCAGTACCAGGGCGCCAAGATGGCACGACTGGCAATGTCGGTAGCGGCAGCCAAAGGCGACATGGAAGATGCCGCCAAATTCGCACGCACTGAAATCGGTGATGCGGACGTGGCCATGGCAATCGAAACCAGTGCCGGCAGCGGCGGTGCCTTGATTCCGCAGAACATCCATGAAGAGGTGATCGACCTGCTGCGGGCGCGCACCGTGGTACGCCGCCTGGGTGCACGTCCGGTACCGCTGCCGAACGGCAACCTCAGCATGCCGCGCCTCAGCTCCGGTGCCACGTCCGGCTATGTGGGTGAGGGCAGCGACGTACTGGCCACCGAGTCACAGTTTGATGATGTGAAACTGTCGGCCAAAACCATGATCACGCTGGTGCCGATCTCCAACCAGATGATTGGCCGTGCCGGTTACAACGTCGAACAGATCGTCCTGAGCGATATGATCGGTGCCATGTCGGTGCGTGAGGACAAGGCGTTCCTGCGTGATGACGGGACCAGTGATACCCCGGCAGGCTTCAAGAAGGTTGCGACTGACGCAAGCCGCACCGTTGACTGGGCAGGGGCTACAGCCAGCCTGGCCACCATTGATGCGTTTCTGGATTCACTGATCCTGAAGCTCATGGAGAGCGACAGCCTGCTGATTCAGCCGGGCTGGGCACTGAGCCCGCGTTCCTACATGAAGCTGTTCGGCCTGCGTGATGGCAACGGCAACAAGGTGTATCCGGAAATGGCGCAGGGCCAGCTGAAAGGCTGGCCGATCCTGCAGAGCACGACCGTTCCGGTCAACCTTGGTGCCGGTTCCAACGAGACTGAAATCTACTTCGCGGACTGGAACGACGTTGTCATCGGTGAGCAGGAGAACATGAAAATCGACTTCTCCAAAGAAGCCACCTACAAGGATGCCGGCGGCAACCTCGTATCGGCGTTTGCCCGCAACCAGTCCCTGATCCGTGTGGTTGCCGAGCACGATATCGGCTTCCGCCATCCGGAAGGTCTGGTGCTGGGTACCGGCGTCACCTGGTAACCACCCCTGAAGCGGCACGGCTCCGGCCGTGCCTGTTTCACTCCCCATTCGAAATACAGGTAAAAAATCATGGCGAATCCAAAAGAAGCAACTCAGCCAAAAGACGAGCGCGTTACCATCACCTTCACCAAGCCGTTCAACCGCTACTCCCGTGGCGATATCGCAGGCTTTCCTGTGGACCGTGCGAAGCACCTGGTTGAAGGTGTGAAGGTGGCCGTAATGGGTGACAAGCTGCCTGAACCGAAAAAAGCCGAATAACGGCGAAAGTCCTGCAAACACACCGCCCACGAGGGGCGGTGACGGGTAGGTGAGTGAACATGATTACGCTTGCAGAAGCGAGGCTCCATTGCAGGGCTGATGAGAATGCAATGGAGGACAGCCTCCTGACAAACCTCATCAAGTCTGCCTATCAACACGCTGAAACCCGCACTGGACGGATCTTCACATCAGAGACCCGTACCTTGATATTGGATGGGTTTGGCACCGCTACTGGTGCAATCGAACTGCCCTGGACACCGGTGCAGACTGTCGACAGCGTTGAATACGTGGGCCTGAACGGCGAAACCCAAACACTAAGCTCACCACCACTGCGGCTCGATACTCGGCAGCTGTATCCGCTACTGATGCCCCAATGGGGGACCGAGTGGCCGGCCACCATTGCTGAGCCGGAAAGCGTCACCATCACGGCTACGGTGGGCTATCCGGATGACGAGCTACCGAACGATGTCCGCTGCGCGTTGTTGTTGATCATTTGTCACCTATACGCCAACCGTGAGTCAGTGGCGACCAGCGCGATGTATGAGCTACCAATGGGCGTTTCCATGCTGCTGGACCCCTACAAAATCCACCGCATTGGCTAAACCATGAACATTCCCCAAGGCAAGTTACGTGACCGGATCAGCATACTGACGACCGGTGGCAAAACGCAGAATAAGTACGGTGAAGAGGAGTCGGTTGATGTGCCGATCGCCACCGTCTGGGGGAGGGTGATGATGGGCCGCCCGGCTGAGCGTTATATCTCCGATGCCCGCCATGGTGAAATCACGGCTGTGGTGCATATCCGGTACCGCACCGATGTCACCACCCACCACCGGTTGCAGTGGGGTGATCGCGTGCTTGAAATCGCCGGGACGCCGTTTGATCCGGATGGCCGGCGCTGCTGGTTGGAGATTCACTGCTATGAACAATCTTGATATCCAGGTCGACACTCAGGCCATCCAGAAGCAGTTGGATTCACTGGCCGATGGGATCCGAACCAAGGCGGTCAGAGCCGGGCTGGTAAAGGCCGTCGCTCCCATCAAGAAAACCATGAAGGCGCTGGCACCGAAGCTGACCGGGGATCTGGCCAAGGCGGTCGGGCACAAAACCCTGAGTAAGCGCGATGCAGGGCGTATCGATCTGTTTGCAGGTGGCTCCAACCGCGTCAGCGTGGCCAACCCTGGCGTGGCCATCATCGTTGGGCCAAACCGCAAGAACGCAAAAGGCTACAACCAGGCGTACAAGGCAACACTGGTTGAGCACGGTGTAAAGCGCACTTTTCGCCGGTACAAGAAGCCTCGCCTGCGCACTCGGTATTCGGGATATCTGTATGAAGGGTTCCGAGGGTCATTTTTCATGGCCAGATCACTTGATCAAAATCAGTCCGGCATGACCGACCGCTTCTACCAGGGCGTGGCCGCCTACCTGAACAGGATCGACGCATGATCAGTGAATTGGTATCCGCTCTGACGGCAGCCGGCATCAATGCTGTCGAAGCCAGTGAAACCGACATTTCCACCGTGGATACCGCCGACCAGGTGCATGACCTGTTCAGTCCGCTGGTGGCCGGTCGTGTTTACCCGCTGCACCTGCCGGATGGCGCAGACCTGCCCAGCATGGTCTATCAGCTGGTCGGGCAGGACCACGTTGAAGCGGATGGCGTAAAGCTGGCGCGGGTGGACCGGTACCTGCTTAGTACCCGAGCAGATGCCTTCAGCACACTCGAACCACTGACGCATCAGATTGCAGCCGTTGTGGCGAGTGCCGGTACTCAGGTCGAAATCACCGATGCCGCTGCCGACTACGAGCCGGAGCAGAAGCAGTACCGCTCCCACATCGAATTGGAGTGGACCAGCCTGGCGACCGCGTCGCAAGCGCTACCGGCAGTCTTGCTGTACCCGATGGCGGCCGAAGCCGGTGACAACATCTATGACAACGCTGTGGGCCAGCGCGTGACCGAGTTGTTCGGCTTGGTGTTGGTCTGCGATCAGAGCGCATTGAAAACCACCCGGGCAGCCGTACAGCAAGCGCTGCTTGGGCTGCAAACAGACCCCCAAGCAGAGCCTGTGCTCTACCACGGCGGTAATCGCCTGGCCCAAACCGGGCACCTCATCTACTGGCGTGAGCGATACGCCATTACCCGCTATATCCGATCCTGATCAGGAGGGCACATGAACAGAGGCGGACGTTATGAAATCCGTGACGGCCAGCGCGTGCGCGTGGCTGGAACAGAAGAACAGGGCCGGAAGCAGCCGGCTGAAAGCAAACGCAAACAGAAGGTGAGCAAAGATGCTGACGCGAAAGAAAGTACTACTGGCAAAGATTGAAGCCACTTACGGCACTGATGCCGCGCCGGCGGCAACTGATGCGATCCTGACCAATAACCTTGAGATCACGCCCTATGATGGCAACACGGTATCTCGCAACCTGATCCGTGCGACATTGGGTAATGATGCCTCTATCAACGTGGCTCCGAACGTCAAGATCACTTGCGCCGTTGAGTTGGCTGGAGCGGGTGTTGCTGGTGATGCCCCGGCATGGGGGGCATTGTTGCGTGCGTGTGGTTTTTCCGAAACGGTGAACGCGGGTACCGATGTGGTGTATGCACCAGTTTCTGCGGGATTCGAGTCTGCAACACTTCACTACGAACAGGATGGGCAGTTACACAAGGTGGTGGGGTGTCGCGGCACTGTAAGTCTTGACCTGTCTGCAGGCGCTCTTCCGAGCCTGAAGTTCAACTTCACGGGCCTGTATCAGAAACCCGTTGCGGGATCACTGGCGGCAGACCTTTCGGCATTTCAGATTCCTCTGCCGGTTACCAAGGCCAATACGCCGACATACTCCGTGCACGGATACTCGGCCATTGCTACCAGTCTGACGCTCGATATTGCCAACAATGTCATTCACCGCAATGTGATTGGCGAAGAGGCGGTAAAGATCACGGACCGTTCTCCAAGTGGGCAGATGACAATTGATGCTCCCACCTTGGCTGAGAAGGACATGTTCGCACTGGTCGAATCTCACAACGGCATTAACACCGGCTCAATACAGGTAGTGCATGGCATTACGGCTGGCAACATCGTGCAGATTGATGCGCCAAAAACGCAGCTGCAAACCATAAGCCCGACCGATCTTGATGGTCAGTTTGGTTATCAGCTCAACGTGTCATACCTGCCGGTTGATGGTGATGACGAAGTGATGATCACCGTCAAATAAGGTTAAGCCCTGTCTGCTGTCCGTCCGTGGCGGGTGGGGCTTTTTTCCAACGGACGACAACGAACGGACAGGAATACCACCATGGCATTTATCGTAAAACCGATTGAAACCCTTAAACTCCCGCTGATCATCCACGTACCGGCTGAGCTGGGCAAATTCGAAGAACACGACCTTGTCGTCACCTGGAAATACCTGGATGAAGATGCACGCAAAGCCCTTACCGACGAGCTGAACGCCTCCCGTCGCGAATACAGCGCCCAGATGAAAGCCTTTGGTGCCGGTGATCGTGAAGAGCCGCCCCAGGTTGATCTCAATGACAAAGACCTGTGTGCACGCCTGATCGTCAACATCGAAGGCATGCTGACACCGGATAACGAAGAGATCCCCTACAGCACGGACATGCTGGATCAGCTGTTCAAGATGAACTACGTGGCCAAGCCGTTGGGTGAGCAGCTGCTATCCATCATTAACGGTGTTGCAGCGATCAAGGAACTGGAAAAAAACTGATCGACGCCGGGCGTTACTGGGCCACCGGTGACGATTCCGGCGATGCTGAGACCCTGCGCGAACTGGAAAAAGCCAACGCCCCTGAAGAGGTGTTGGCCCATTATCGTGGGCGTGTGCGAGATTCCCTGTTCGTCCTCTACACCGCCAATCAGCAGGCGTTCTATCTGTTCGCTGCCTGTCGGCCGCAATACCAAACAGTAACCAGCATGTCCGGTGCCATGCGGATCTATGAGGGGATTGACCGGTGTGAGCTGGAAGCCGTGATGAATATGCAGGGCGTGAAGCGCAAACAACGGGCGCGGCTGCTGGGACAGGTGCAGCTGATTGAGTCTGGAGCCAAACAGGTATTCAGGGAGCAGGCGGTGAAGGATGGGTGATCGAGTGGTAATCTACCTGCTCCAACCATCAATCAAGGAAAGTGTGATGAGCAAAGCTGCTGTCGAGTTGTGGGCCACTATCGCTTACGTTCTGGCCGGAATTATTGTGATCGCAAGCATAGGGCTGATTCATTCCTATGGGTCTTATGAAGGTGGTCGCTACGGCGATGAGGTGATAATGAACTGGCCTCTGATCGCTGGTTGCGTAGCCAGTTCTCTTTACTCAATCCTGTTTGCTGTGATGTTCAGTGTGGTGCGCTACATGTACATCGGCAAAGCCTGCACAAGCGAAGAGGGATACGAAGAGCGGATCGAAGAACCGTAAACCTGTACAAAAATACACGTAAATCTATACATATCGTGCCTGCTGGCGCTGAGGCATCATGGTTCAGTGGCAGTAGGGCGGCTGTATTGAGCAGCAACCACTCTGCTTGAGCCTTGACTCTCAGCAGGCGCAAAGCTATCGTTCGCGTGTCGCTGCAAAATCAGCGATCGGGATTGGCCTCCCGAAAAGTCGGCGGACACGACCGCCATCAGAGCGGTTTTTTTGTGTCCTGCACATGGTTTGCCAGTTATGGGCGGGCCGTGTGGGCACTCGTAAGAGTGGCCGGTGTTCCGACTTCCGGTAGGCCAACCCGCACGGTTCCGTCCACCATTTGGCCTTGGTGACGGACTTTCATTAAAAGTCGGAGTCATGCCATGAAAACCACTGCTCAAGTAATCCCGTTTCGTAATCAAGAACTTTTGCTCGTCAATAATTCTGGTGAGGCATTCGTGCCTATGAAGCCGGTGGTCGAGGGCATGGGGCTTGCCTGGCAGTCTCAGCATCGCAAGCTGATGACTGGCCGCTTTGCATCAACCGTCACCGAAATGGTGATAGTTGCCCAAGATGGTAAGCAGCGTGAAATGACATGCCTCCCGCTTCGCAAGCTGACCGGCTGGCTGATGTCGATCCACCCGAACAAAGTTCGTCCTGAGTTACGAGACGGCATCATTGCCTATCAGAATGAATGCGATGACGTGCTTTGGTCATACTGGAATGACGGAATGGCTGTTCGCCATGATGACCGTAACATTAACACGCTGCTCGGACAGACCATCGGTACCGACGGCTTCCGCTGCTTGGGTGCAGTACTGGATGGAAAAGTGCGCAGCCTGCCAAAGCCGATCCGCACAAAGGTTAAAAACCACATCTGGTCACAGGTGCACAAAGCCTTCAGCGTAGTCTCAGCACAGGACATTCCGGCAGACAAGCTCGATGCGGTGCGCAACTTCATCGGATCATATGCGCTGGAAGGCGAGTGGATAGGCAAGGATCAGCCTGCTGAAACCACCTTAAGCGACAAGGACTTTGCGTTTTTGTACGCCCTGTGCGCTGATGCATTGAGCGTAGTTCAGACCTTTGAAGAGATCGAGCCTGCACTAAAGCTACTGAAGTCACTCGCTTTGATGAACCTGCCAAGCAGCGTTAATAACTTCAGGGTAACGGTTGGGCGAATGCATGATCGGTTTGGCCCACAAATGGAAAGAGCCGCCAAGAAACACCAGCTGTATCGTGACTACTTGGATATGAGCGCCGCCAGGGATAAATCAAAGCCGATTTACCTGTAGGGGCACGCCGAAAGACCAACGGAATGAGCATATACCACCCGAGCCCGCTTCTGCGGCCTCGGGCGAACTCATATGACTAACCCGCCGCGCGCGGGTTTTTTTGTGCCCGAACAACACCCCTAGGCTGATCACCGAACGGCAGATTCAGGCTTCGTCTGCTCCGGGGTGTTCCTATTTCAGAAGCTTGGTATGTAGCCATGAAAGACCTGACTTTCCAGAACACCACTTTGACCCTGATGAACATCGACGGTGAGCTATGGGTTGCAGGGATAGACGTTGGCAGGGCGCTTGGATACCACAACCCTGGCAAAAAGATACACGAGCTCTATAGCCGGCACGTTGACGAATTCACTTACACAATGACTCGCTTGATAGGGCGTCGAGACCTGGACCCCCAAACTGGGGATGCAGGTCAGATGCGTAAAGTGCGAGTGTTTTCGATGCGCGGCGCACACTTGCTCGCCATGTTGGCGCGAACAGAAAAGGCCAAGGCGTTTCGTCGATGGGTGTTGGACATCCTTGACTCTCTCCACAGTGGTGGTGAGTACGTCATGGAGCAATACCGGCTGGCGCAGGCCGAATACCAGCAAGGCCAAGAAGTCGCCAGCAGTTGCGGCAAGGGGCTCAACCAATGGAAGGCGCACAAGCAGACTCTTAAGCAGCGGGTCACGTATTGGGAAGAACGTCAGCAGTTGTCGCTTGAGCTGGCAGTAGACCCCGAAAAAGACACCCGTCACTGAGGATCACAACATGTCTCGAAGAATGTCTACCTGGCGTTTTGCATTGCTGGTGCTGGTTGGTTTGATCTTCGCGGCAGGCTACCTGATCGGAAACCTGCCATGGGAATACTTACTGAAATGATTAACAGAATGAGCGAACGGTATGCCAATGCAGCAGGTGTCATGCTGGCATTCGGTGCGATGAGCTTCCTGATATTAACGGGAGTAGCGGCAGTACTCGCAGCCGCTTAATACTTGGTGGCCAGCGCGCAGCAGCTCATCCAACTCGCAAAAGCAAGGACTGGATGCATAAACCAGAGCGGAATAGAAGCCAAGCTCAGCACCGCATACCCCGGCTTTCCCGACATTAACAGCAGTATGGCCGGCAGCAGTGCCAGCCCGATCAGTAGATACATCATCCTCCCAGTATAAGGCACATCATGGCTAAGACCTACAGAACCGGCTTGGTGATCACCGGTGATGCCAGCGATGGCGTCAAGGCGATCAACCTGACCCGCGACCAGCTGGATAAGCTCAACAAGACCGGGCAGAAAACCCGCGCCCAGATGCGTGAAACGTCCGCCGAGAGCGAGCGCTTTACCGCCTCCCTGGGCAGCGTGGCACACAAGGCGGCCGCGTGGGGCGCTGCGTTCGTGGGCGTCAATGCCATCATGGGCCAGTTCAACCAGCAGCTGACCTATGTAGACCGCATCCATAAGCTGAACCTGCGTATTGGGGCCAGCACTGAGGCGCTATCGGAATACGCCTATGTAGCTGAGTTGTCCGGTACCAACATTGAACAGCTGGCTGTGGCCTGGCAGCGGCAGACCCGTCGTATCGCCGAGGCGGCACAGGGTACCGGCGTGGCAAAGGCGGCACTGGAAGAGCTGAACCTGAGCGCCACAACGCTGCGCACGCTGGCCCCTGAAGATCAGTTTCTGGCCATTGCCGGGGCGCTGGAGACCGTGGCCGAGAAGGGCGATCGCCTGCGCCTGGCCAATGCGATCTTTGACTCCGAAGGCGCGGCGGCAGCCCTGCAGATCATCAACCAGGGCACTGATGCCATGGAGCGCATGCTGGACCGTGCGCAGAAGCTGGGTGTAACCATCTTCCAGGATCAGGCCGACAAGATTGCGACCTACAACGACGCCGTGACGGATATGCGTTACGCCTGGGAAGGGGTCAACCGGGTGTTGGCTGTTAACCTGGCAGAGTCGGCCACTGATAGCCTGGTTGAACTTGCCGAGATAGTGCCGACGGTCACCAGTGCGCTTGAGTATCTGGATGAGGCAATGATTGCGGGTGCGGCCGTAATGGCTGGCCGTTACTCTGGTGCGCTCGCTAATAAAACCAAAAGCATGGTGGCTGATTATCAGGCCACAAAAAAAGCGGCCGAAACAGAGATGCTGCTTGCCAAGCAAGCGAAGATGCGAGCCATTCAGGACCAGGAAGCTGCCCAGCGCTCACTGGCAAATGCCACCAGCATGGAGGCGCGCAGTGCCGCCGGTACACGCCTGGCCCGCGCTAATCAGCAGGTTATCGCTACGACCAAGCTGATGGATGCCGCCACAGCCAATTACGAGCGCACCGCTACACTGGCAGGCCGAGCTGCTGCCGGCCTGCGCAGTACCATGGCGTTCTTCGGTGGGCCGTTGGGCGTCGTGACCATGGCCGTAACCGCGTTTGCGCTGTTGGCTCCGCGTTTGACGGAAAACAAAATTGAAGCGGGGGAGTTGGCTGAAACCGCCAAGCAGCTGACCCGTAACCTGGATGATCTGACCGCTGCCCAGGCCCGTCAGCGCCTGCAACAGATGGAAGAGCCGTACAAACTGGCTCAGATCGAGGCGCGCAAATACGCCGCCCAGGTTGAGACCTTGACGCTGCAGCTGAATGAATTCCCAGGCTCGAAAAAGGCGGATGAGTGGCGCCGTGCCCTGGTTGAAGCTGAGGGCAGTCTGGATACGGCACAAGGGGTCATTGAAGACTACAACACGGCGTCTGCCGCGTTAGAGGGCCATATCGCCCGAACCACGGCTGAGCAGTCCAATCAGACGGCGGGCGTGTTGGTGGCCAGCAAAGCCTATGTTGAGCTGAAGTCAAAGCTTGATGATGTCACCCGTATCAATCAGCAGTATTACGAACTGGTCCAGGAAATCACTCAGGCGGATATCACGCTCGCCGAAAAGAAAGAGCTCATCGCGGCCGCCGATAAAAAACGCACGCGTGAACTGGAAAAACTGAACAAAAAACAGGCCGCCCAGGTTAAAACCACCAAGGATGAAGTCGATAAAAACCAGCAGCTGATCCAGTCCATCGGTGATGAAATCGAACTGATGCAGCTGAGTGGCCGTGAGCGTGCCATTCAAACCGAGTTGCGCAAGCTGGATGCGGATGCCACCGAAAGCCAGATATTGGCCATACGTCATCTTGCGGGTGTTAATTATGACCAGCAGCAAGCCGCGCTGGCTGCCAAAGAAGAGCTGAAGCTCGCAGCGGAACAAACCAACGTCTGGGCCGACATCACCGAAAACGCAGTCAACTCCGTCGATAACTCCTTCCGTGAGCTGTTCCGCTCAGGCCTCGACGGCTGGGACGATTTCTGGGACCAGATGCTGGACACCGCCAAGGACATGCTGGCCGAGCTGGCCTATACCCTGGTTAAGCAACAGCTGTGGGTCAATGTGGGCATGAACGTTACCGGGCAGGGTGGCGTCGCGGGCACAGCATCCAGCGCCGGATCACTCGTCTCTAATGCCGGCTCGCTGTTGCAGAACGGCACATCGCTGCTGCGTAACGGCCTGGACTTCTTCAACCCATCCTCGGGTTACACCACGTCCTTGGTCAATAATGCGGCCTACAGCCTGGGCTACGGCAGTAACCCGGCGCTGGCCAGCAACCATGTGGCCGCGATCAACGGAGATTTTACAGGTACGCTGATCAACCCCAATGGCTATGTCGCGCAGGGGCTTAATGCCGTTGGTCCGGGCTTAGCCGCCTACGGTTTCGGTCAGCAATACGGTGTTGTGGGTGGTTTGGCGGGTGGTGTCGGCTCGGCTGCGCTGGCTGGTGGTATCAGTGGGGCGATTGGGGGCACAGGCTTCATGGCCGGTGCCAGTGGCGCTTTGGCAGGTCTAGGGCCGGTTGGCTGGGCTGCGATAGGTATTGGCGCGCTGCTGGGTGGTTTGGGTGGCGGTGAGCCCTCAAACAAACAGGGCACCGCAACTGCGGATCTGATCAGCGGTGAAGTCACCATTGGTGGGCAAACAGGCGATAAGTTTTCACAAGAAAACCGTGATGCGGCTGAATCGCTAACGGGGTATATCGCGGGCACCCTGCTGCCGCAATTATCGGCTCTGTCAGGTGTGGACCTTACCTCGGCAGGCTCCGTGTATACCGGCGTGGGTAATCGTGATGCGCTGGCATTTAAATACTCAAATGCCGATGGGCAGACGTACGGATTTGGTCGCTATGCCCGTGACAATATGGCGGATTACATCATCACGCCGGATGGCACGGTTGTACCCAAGTCAGAAGCCACGCCTGGCCGTGGTGGCAATGCAACCGCACTGCTGACACGCGATCCGAATGAAGCGTTGAACACCGTCGTCAAGTTCTTTGCCAAGCAGAATGATGCATGGCAGGGGATATACGATGTGCTCGGTGGGGGTGATGAGCTCACGATTGACACGATGCGGCGCGTACAGGGGCAGGCGGCGCTGTACAGTGGCGCCGAAGACTTCTACAGCGCGTTGCTGCCCACCGTCAGCGGCATGTTCACTCAGAACGCAGTCGATTGGAAAGCCCAGTTGGCAGGCGCAGAGCCGGAACAGGCAGTCCTCGCCAACACGCATTACTCGTTCCAGCCTGGATGGACCGCTGTTGACTGGAGCGCCGGTATTGAAGAGGCGCTGGGCAAGGCACTGACGCAAACGGCAGGGCTGGAGGGGCGCAGCCAAGAGTTCGCGGATATCTTTGTTGCCTCGCTTGCCGCCGATCTTGAGAACGCAGCGATCG